CGTGAAGGGGGCGACCTCACTACTCGAGACGCTTGCTTTCGTGATCTACGAATGCACTGAAACGATCGGGGAAGAGAGGGCCGGAAATGCGTAACGACATCCAAGCAGCCGAGGTGGTGAGAGCCCTTCTCGACGACTCGCGTTTCCAGTTCGTTCAAAATGGTAACTACCTGAGGAAGGGCGTCTGCCCTTCCTGCGGGCAAAAGCAACTCTTCATCAGTTGCGCCGCACCGTGGCAAGTGAAGTGCAGCCGGGAAGGAAATTGCGGATACGAGGAAACAACAAGGGAATTGCTCCCCGAGCTCTTCACCAAGTTCTCCGAGAAGTACGCCCCGACCGAAGAGGACCCATGCCGAACCGCCAACGCAGTTCTCGGCATCGATCGCCAATTCGACCTCTCAAAAATCGGCGATTGGTTTGAGCAGAATTGGTACGCTCCCCTCAAATGCCACACCATCCGGTTCTACATGGACGAGGCCAAGTCCCGATACTGGGAAAGGCTCATCGATAAGACCAAGGAGAACGGCCAGAAAAACAACATCGGCGGCAAGAGGAAGCCGGACAACACCCTCTATCGGGGAGACGCCTGGTTCCCCCCAACCCTGGAGCTCGAGGAGAACGACAGGTGTTTCCTTGTTGAAGGGATATTCCACTCCATCGGCCTGTTCCACAAGGACTACAAAGCCGCCGCCGGATACTCGAGCAACAACTTCCCCGAGAACTTCATCAAGAAGCATCAGGGCAAGAACATTACTTGGGTGCTCGGGCTGGACGGTGACAAAGCCGGAAGGAAGTACACGCGCAAACATGCGCGGAAGCTCAAGGCCATGGGCGAGAAATTCGAAGTCCTCATCCTGCCCGACAACGGCAAGGATTGGGACGATTACTACCGCCTTGGCAAATTGGACAACAAGCTCATATCCGAGGCCCGGTATCAGGGGAAACTGTTCATGGCCGGGAACGTGGAGGAGAAGGCCTACCACATGTATTGCCATAGGCGGTACATGTCTTTCACCGTCTCATTCAGGCAAGCCATGTACGCAATTTCAATCGACCCTGAAATCGATTCGGATTTGCAGCCGAGCCAAGACCAGAAGATTGACCTTGAGTCCCGGGACGGGTGGAACGTGTTTATCCGGCACTGCAATGTGGACCAGATATCCAACACCCACCCGGAACTGCTCTACATGGAGCGCGACCCTATTATGGACGAGCAGCGGTATGTGTTCGAGATCGCCTACGCCAACGGCTCCCCCTCCGACATAATCGCCCTCGAGGGAACTCACCTCACGGCACCGGACGCCTTTCACAAAGCCATGCTTAACAAAAGCAGGGGCGGCACTTTTGACGGAGACTCGAAACAATTGAAACGACTAAGAGACCGCTGGCTTGGCAGTAGCATGAAGATGGTCCAATCCATCCCTTTCGTCGGGTACGACAAGGATTCCAAAACGTACATTTTTCAAGACAACGCCTACAACGCGGGGAGAGAAGTCTCCCTCAACCGCTACGGATATTTTGAAATTAAAAAGCTCGGAATCAAGACAAGCCTTCGTGGAGTAAGAATCCACACCAAGGGAGAGTTTGACCCCACATGGATGCAAAAATATATACAGGCTTTTCACTGGCAGGGCGTCTCCCTTTTGGCTTTTTGGCTTGGCTCGTTGTTTGTTCAACAAATTAGAGCCAAACATAAAACGTACCCTTTCCTCGAACTCACAGGCGACCCCGGAGCAGGTAAATCAACCGTCCTTGAATTCTGCTGGAAGCTCGTTGGCCGCGACGACTGGGAAGGCTTTGACGTTATGAAAGCAACCATTGCCGGTCGTCGTCGTGCTTTCAGCCAAGTCAGCAATTTACCCGTTGTCCTCATCGAATCTGACCGCGACGATGGCACCCCCGGAGCAAAAGCCAAACAGTTCGGCTTTGACGAGTGCAAGCCGTTCTTTAATGGACGCGGCACGGGTACTCTCGGCGTAGCACGCCGAAACAATGATGTAGAAGAACATCTTTTCCAAGCGTCACTTGTGATCAGCCAGAACGCCGAGGTTGACGGTTCCGAAGCATTGCTACAGCGCATTGTGCATTGCCACTGCGACAAGAAGCACCACCGCCCAAACTCAAGGGAGATTGCACGTTGGTTCGAACGACAAAAAGTGAATGATGTTTGCGGCTTTCTTGTTGCCGCTCTCAAAAACGAGGACGCAATACTCGAGGCTTACGGCAAAGCCTTCGTCAAATACGAAAATCGGTTTAGCCAAAACCCTCATATCCGCAATGAGCGTATCGCTAAAAACCATGCACAGGTTGCCGCCTGTGGGCATGCTCTACGCATCTTGTTTCCAGCGAATCAATTCGGAGAACGAGAGGAAGAAAGTCTCGCGCAGTACCTTGAAGACAGAGCCGTTGGAAGAGAGCACCGCTTATCTGCCGACCACCCATTAGTCGAACAATTCTGGGAAACCCTCTACTACCTCGAGAACCGGGGAGACAGAGATATAGACAGCCTCAATCACTCTACAGACGAGAACCACATCGCAATAAACTTGAACCATTTTGCGGAAAAGTGCCGCTACTACAATCAGGAGCTCCTCGAGTCCAAGACTCTGAAAAAGCTGTTGCCCCACTCCAAGCGCCACAAGCTCTTGGGAAAGAACGAGGTAGTAATGAGCAAGGTTACGCGGAAATCCATCCGCTGTTGGGTATTCCAGAAATAGGAGGCCGCATGAGCCATTACAGATGCGAAGATTGCGGCGGCTCCCTCATCCTCAACACATGCACGTGCGGGGAGGAGAAACCGCCCAAGAGGGCGGCCAAGCCTTTGACAACGCAACAACTGATTGACCTGATTGACAGCCAGCGCACGGTAGGCCGGAAGGCCTTCCGGCAGATATCCGCGAAGCTCAAGAAGCTCCGCGACATTGAGAACCGAAAAACGAACAGGAAATAAAAAATGCCCAAGAAGAAAAAAGCCGTCCCCCCTGAAACCAGAATGGAATTTGAGGCCGCCCTGGACCGCATCAAAGAGATTGCCGGTTGCAGGACTCAACTTGAGCTCGCCAAGTTTTTGGATGTTCGCCAGTCCTCAATCTCCGATTCGAAAATCAGCAGGCAAATAGATGGCACAACAAATAATCTCACTCTCTGGCGGTAAAGACTCAACCGCCCTCTTGTTCGGGATGATCGAACGAGGGGAAGATATTCATTCTGCCGTTTTCTTCGATACGGGGTGGGAGTTCCCGCACATGTACGCGCACCTGACCCAGCTTGAAAAAATGTCTGGCGTGAAAATCGTGCGGTTGGCCTACCATCGGAGCTTTGACGAATTGCTCATGCGCTATGGATGGCCGTCTATTTCTGGCTGGTGGTGCAAAGCCGCCAAGCGGGACACCATTAACAAGTATGCCCGCAAGGTCGCCAAGGAAACCGAAGACGAGGTTATCCAGTGCATAGGTATGGCTGCCGACGAACCGAAACGCCAAAAGCAAAACGGACCTTTCAAAAAACGATACCCGCTCAATGAGTGGGGCATGGTCGAGTCCGAGGCGTTGGAAGTTTGTCAGGCCCAGGGATTCGCATGGGGTGGACTTTATGATGTGTTCCACCGCGTTTCCTGCCGCCTTTGCCCGGAACGCGGCCTTTCCGGTTCGCGTCTTATCCGTCGCCACTATCCCGAAGTGTGGGGAGAAATCAGGCTCAAGGGCCGGTGCATCCCCGGCAATCAAAAGTACATCCACAACCAAACTGCGGACGAACTGGACGCACGTTTTGAATACGAAGAAAGCATGATGGAGCATTGCCATGTGGCGTAAATATGTAGCTGCATACCGCTATTTTGGCTTCTGGAAAGTGTTCCGCGTTGCCGCCGGAATCGACCTCCCCTGCATGTTTTGCAAACACGGAGTCGACGGAGAGCGCGGCAAAAATTGTTCCGCATGGTGCGGTTTTATCTAAGAATCAGCAGTGACACGACTATGAATGAATCAAAGCAAATATTGGACGCATGTTGCGGCGGTCGGATGTTCCATTTCGACAAGGAGAACCCCGCCGTTCTGTTCGCTGACAAGCGAGAGGAAGATCACACGCTCTGTGATGGCCGTTCCTTCACCGTGTCGCCTGACACCATTGAGGACTTCCGGGCCATGTCGTTTGAAGACGAGACTTTCAGCCTTGTGATCTTCGACCCGCCGCACCTTGCCCGCGCTGGCGACAACTCATGGATGAAGGCGAAGTATGGACGCCTCGACCGCGAAAACTGGAAGGATGATATCCAGAAAGGTTTTGCCGAGTGTTGGCGCGTTCTCAAGCCGAGCGGCACCCTCGTTTTCAAGTGGAACGAAACCCAAATCAAACTGGCTGAGTTGCGGCCGCTTTTCCCGGCCCGTCCGGTGTGTGGCCACACGACAACCGTAAACCTGAAAACGCACTGGATTCTGTTTCACAAGGCGTAATGCCTGAGAATCCGCAATGGAGTGACCCAAATGGTAGTATATGAGATTTGCGCTGTGGTCCCAAGGGATGGTCGTGGTGCCATCACCAAGTGGGCCGGAACAAAAGGCGAAGCAACCAGCATCAAAATTGGACTCGGCCTTGAGTGCGAGAAGGACACGCACATTACGACAAAGAAGATTGTCATCCCGAGAGGAAAGAAGGGGCTGCTTTGGTGGCTCAACTCCAGGTTCACCTGTGACAACAACACGAACTAGGAACTCAGCATAAGCAGGTATTAGTTATGAGAGAAGATTTTCAAAAGCGTAGAGGCTCCATCATGCGGGACATAGAAGCCCAGACCCGTCGGGGTGACGCAATGATGGCAGTGGGCGATATTCAAAGAGTGTTTTTGACGGATGAGTTACAGCACGCTCCCATGAAAGACCCCGCCATACTCCGGTGTGAGCGTGGCGGCAATTGGAAGTTAGTCGAATGTGACTCTAGAGAGGCGCGACACACGCCGGACAAGGGCCTGAATATCCATGTTGACAGAGCCTTATTCGACCACTTCGAAGGCGACTTGGATTTATTGGTCGATTATGCCGAGCGGTTTTACCGTGCCCCGTATGAAGAAAAAAACGAAGTGACTGGGATAAAAAAACGGCTTCCCGGCTATTGCTGGGTAAAAACCATTCGCAAGGGTTCTTGGCACGAGGGGTGCGGCGTGAGGGCAAGGGATGGGAAACTAACCTGTGCCGTCCACGATCAATACGAGGACATAGCCCAAGCCCTTAACACGGCCATGAATGAACAGGAATAACGCCTTACATGAGAAAAGGAGTAAATATGTACGTATGGAAAATTGAGACTGCCGAGCCTAGAGGGCCTTTCCTTTTGCGGCCAGGATGCACAGGAGGCGCACACGCCCCTTTTTCCCTGCCGTCTGACCATGGATAAGCAAAACAGAATCAGGATGCGGCACAGGCGATTTATGGACACCGCCGAAACTTGGCCAACATGGAGTTACCCGCGCCCATGAGGACGGCCACCACGGTTTGTTCCTTCGATCGCCAGCGGGTCATGTCGTGCGCTTCACGCGCATGTGTGCGCACCACACGCGAGGGAGAGTTTAACAATCGAAAGGGGGCTACGGAAAAAGGTAATTTTAGTAATGTGCCTCATAAAAACAGCCGGGAAGTATTGGGGGAGTAGGCTTAAAGAGCTTTTCTAAAAAGGTAATATTTAAGTAATAATTAAGTAATAATATTACCTTATTTTCATTACCTTTCCACGGAATACTATCCTGTTGAAATCACTACTCATTACATTTTTCATTACTTTTTTTTACTTAATTATTACCTTTTGGCCGATTCACTGAAACCGTTGTACCGTAAGACTTCTCGAGCGATTTGGAGACAGGGATTACAAATATTACCTTTTTCCGTAACCCCCTCCCCCAAGGGAGGAAACTGGAGGAGAACATGGAAGCCGGTGGATACTTACTTGTCAAAGGCGATGCGTGCCGCATTAAGCGCGCATCTCGACATTCCATCCTGTTGGAGAACGGGACAAAGCTCACGCCCCAGGAGGCGTTCCTTTATCGGTACTCTCCACCAGACAACAGCAACCAACAGGCGCGCCAGATCGGCGGCGGCCGCACCAGACAGGCCAGCTTGATATAGGAAAAGCCCCGGCGCGAACGAATCGCACCGGAGCTTTTTTGTAGTTTATATGGGGTAGATTATGCGGCGGCCTCGACCTCGAACCCCTTGCAAGCAAGCAGGATATAGCGAGGGATGATCTTATCGCCGCCCTTGTAGTAACCGACCATGCGGCGGCTTATCCCAAGGGCTTCGGCGGTCTTCGTCAAGGACAGGTTGTTTCTCTCCATCCAATCGGCGAAGTCTTGCGGGTGCATTGCTTGCCCGGTCTGAAACATCCAAAGGGCGCGGAGATTGTCCGAAGTCATGGACACCTCATCCTCGACCCATTCCACCATCCAACCGTGTTCATCGATAACAGGGGAGAACTCCTCCCAGCCATCGCCACGAAGACGGGCAAAGGTATCGAAGCGGTGGACATGGTCAGCAACCGACACCTCGGCCTTTACGCCGTCCTCCCATGTGAGAGACAACAGGAACGGAGTTCCCGCCTTTTCCACGCTGGTGATCTTGTAAATCTTCTCGGCCATTTCCTAGCCCTCCCTTTCTTCCCATTTGGTCAACAGGGTTTCCTTGTTCTCGGCAATCCAAGCAAGAGCCACTTGCAACGCCTTTGCGGGAACCTTGCCACCTTTTGCCATAATTTCGCCGGTACGGATATTAACCAGCACGACCCAACCGCTTGCGCTCACATGAACATGAGGGGGATTATGGTCGTTCTCGTTCAAGCTGATCTTGATGTTGTTGATTCGATGCTGTGTAGTCATGGTGTGTTTTCCCTCTCGTTGAACATACAATAGTGCAACCATTGCACTAGGTCAACTCTTTTTTTAAGAGTAAATTGATTTCGAATCTTGCCTCAATTCTTCGGCAGTATTCCGGGTCTCGCTCAATCCCTATCCATTTCCTGTTGGTATCCTCGCAAGCCAAAAGCGTGACACCAGAACCGGCAAAGGGGTCTAGGACTGTTCCACCTTCGGGAGCAAAACGGATAAGCTCCCGCATGAGTGGCAACGGCTTCTCGCACAGGTGGAGACGTTTCTTGGCCTGCACAATTCCAGTGCGAATGCATCCCGGCAAATAGGCATCCCCGGCAATCTTGCTCCCTTTGGTTCCCCAGATCACGTACTCGCATTGATTGCGGCACCCGCCTTTCACCGGGCGGGAATTCCCTTTGTCCCACACGAATATGCCCCGCCACAGAAAGTCGGAAGCTTGCATGGCATCGGTCAAGATTGGCAGTTGCCGCCAGTCGATGAACGCCGCAATTACGCCGCCCTGGACAAGGCAGCGGTGCGCGGCCTGGAGCCATTCACATGACCAACGGTAGTAGCTCCGCTGGTCCATGGTCTCGCCACTCCATCCGCTGTACCCGGACTTGGCCGAATACTTCTCATTAGCGGGGCGGGTCCGGTCCTTCCTGTGGAGACCTCCACTGGAATAGGGCGGGTCAGTAATAACCGCATTTACCGATTCAACAGGAATGGATTCCATGACTTCGAGATTGTGGTCGAGGTAGAGAGAGCCGTTGGAAGTCGAAAAATAGGAGTTCATAAAATCCTTGAAGGGTTGAGGCTCGCCTGATACTCACCCCCCACCCTGTACAGGAGAGAGAGCGGCTGGCGTAAGCCGGTGGTCCAATGTGCCAGCATTGGTCCAGTGAGGGTGGTGCAACACCCTCGCCTGCTCTGCTAGTTTAGAGAAGCCCCGGTTTATACCGGGGTTTTTTCATTGAGGCCGGGAGAATCAAGGTAGGAGAACATGTCCCGTTGTTGGTGGTGAGGCATGTCCTTGATTCTTTCCCGGGTCTTCTTTGGAAGGGAAAGAGCCGAAGGGCTCAAGGTGTGGGAAAATTCGAGGTTTGCAACGAAGGTGTGTCCGCATCGAACGTTGTTGCATGTGCAGTAGAGGTGCCGGACATCATCGGTGATGTCGCTTGCCGTCTGGATGGTCGCCTTACTTCCGCAGATATTGCATCGAACACGCATTGTCATAACCTCTCTAATTTAAGACTCTGGCTTGATTTCACTTTTTGAGTCAAAGGAAACCCAAGCATTTTGGGGCAATATCTCGTTGACCTCGATGAGGAGATCGCGCACGGGCTTGACCTCATTCTTCTCGTAAACCTCGTCGATCTTCGTAATGTCTCCGAAGCCGCCGTTGTTGGTGGGGATGATGGCGGCCAAGGCCGGGGGGATTCGGTGCGCGGCGATCATGTCGTCCCTGGACAGGTTCTTGATTCGCTCCATTTCGTCTTTGGTGGAGAAGTCTCCAACGGGAATAATCTTGACGCTTCCCTCCTGGCCGTCGGCAAGGTGCAAGTACAGGTTCTTGAAGTTGCCCAAGCCCTTGCTGCCCTCGATGGCTCCCTCGATCTTGTCCTTGAATTTGTCCTCGATGGGACCGGACGTATAAAAAATGTAGCCCATGTGCGCGCCGTTCTTGTAGTAGCGGCGACGAAACAGAGTGGCGTCCTCATTCAGAAGCATGGATTGAATGGCGCCTATGTAGGAAGGCAACCCGTAGATGGTCTGGGAAACATCGTAATTTTTAAGGTGGTACACCTCACCCGGTTCAAAGACCGTCATCTTGCCACTTGCGTCTAACATCCCGTAGGTGTCCTGCGCTTTCATCCGGCGCATATTGATTGCCGGGAGGTGAACGAGCTCCACCACTTCGTTGAACCAGTTCCGGCGAATCTGGAAATAGGCATTGCAGAAAACATTGTAATCGGTGGCGGCCCGCCTCATGTGCTTCGCCTTCAGGACCTTCGACTCATTAAACCCGCGCATGACTACGTTGGTTTTGAATTCCAAAATGGGACCGTGGTAGGCATTGGCTCGAAGCAACCGGGCAAGGCCGGGAAACGGCACAGGCGTTCCAAAGTATCGGCCATTGTCGAGCAGCCATACACCCAAGTAATCCGTGATTTGACTCTTGAGAACCGGCTCCGGGTCTCCAAATGCAAAATGTTGTTCGTCTTTCATTAGGGCTCCTTATCCTATGACTAATTTTGACCCCGACCCCTCGGCGGCGTTTATCTTCTCGTTTATGAGGGCGTGCATAACCGCCCAAGCCACGTCAGCGTGGCCGGTTGTTGCGGTCCTCTTGGCCGAGTAGGTCATGAGGCCCGACCCGGTGGTTCCTTGTCGAATGGTGAGGAAGGCGTGGGAGATGTCATTAAGTGAGGCATCCCACCGCATCTTGCCGCCTTCGATTACTTCCTTGGCCTTTAGGACAAGGCCGTTCTTGCTTTGTAGCGAATAGGTGATTGCGGTCGCCAGTGGGTAGAATTGTTTGACGATGTCGAAGACACCTTGGCCGGGGCCGGTGACATCGATTCCCATGTGCTGGATATTGTACCGCTTGGTCAGTTCCCTTATTCGTTGGGCCTGCCATGTAAAGGACTTGCCGACCCACTTGAACCGCTCCAATATGCGGAAGGTTCCACCCGGTTTCTCAGGTGGAGCGATGATGACAAAAGAAGCATCGTCTCGGGTACGACTTGGATCAAATCCTGCCCATACTGGACGGCTGCCAAACGGGCGATCTTTGGTGCGGTCAAAGTCCTTCCATCTCGATTCGTCGGAATAGCAACGCTCCAGATCGGCAAGCCGGAACACAGCCAAGGTGTCGTCCACGAAACGACACATGAACAGGTTGGAAAATTCATCGGGGCTGTACTCTAACTTGAGTTGCTTGAGATCGAACAGATCACAACCGCCCCGCTCGGCGTCATCGATGGTAATGACTTTACGCCACACACCATCAGGACACTCCACGCCCTTCTTCATTTCAACTAAACTTGGAAACTCGACTCTCTTTTTCTTCCACCGTTTATTGTACAGGTCGCCCGTCCAACGCTCATATGCGTCATGGGTTACAGCCGATGGAGAAGAGAAAAGGGTTTTTCGCCACTTCTTATGCGCGGCCATGGCCGAGGCGACTTTGTAGAGCTCCTCGAATTTCGTAATCCAGAAATACTCATCGATGTAGACATGGCCGTGGTAACTCTGGGCTGATTTGGAATTGTTGGAAAGAAAACGAAGCTTGGCTTTGCCGTGAGCAGTGTGCAGCGTGATAACGCTTCGTCCCTTCAATTCTATGCCGAACTTTTCCTCGGCTATCTCAACAATATAATCGCGAAAGACTTCGGCCTGCGCTCTGGTGGCCGAAAGAAATATTTGGTCATCGCCAGTTAAACAGGCGTCCTCAAACGCCTCCTGGGCAAAGTACCATGTCGCACCTATTTGGCGGCTCTTGAGGATATTACGGACGGGATGGTGCTTGGCCTCACGCAATTCGAGCTGGTACTTGTAATAAGTCCCGTGAAGCTTCTCCTTGAAGTCTTCGGCGGTGAGGTGGGAGACATCATTTTTAATGATCTTCCCGCGCTTCTTTTTGGGCCGGGAGGTTCTACCCCCGATAATCGGTTGCTTTGGCGGTGCTTCCCCAGCACGCTCGGCGGCAATCTGGGCAAGCCTCATTTTCTTGGCCCGCTCCCAAAGATTGAACAGGCGGTCGAGCTCCTTGAGCTCCGTCTCTGTTTTCCCCTCTCGATCAATGAGCAACGTTACCCGGCGCGCAATTGATTCTTCCACGCCCTCCTGCGCGATCATGTCCTCCCATTGGCCTTCCTTCTTCCAATGGTGAACGGTGCGCGCCGGGACATCTAGAACCGCTGCGATTTCCTTCGGCTTGTACTTCTTGAAGAACAAGGAACGAGCCGCAAGTTTGACCTCTTCCGGGTGTTGTTTCATGCAACGTCAATACATCTAGAGAGAGGACTCTGCGCGAATTTCTTTTTAGATTTCAGCCATATCGAAAATGATTTGGTTGTCCTCCTTTATTGTGGGGCGGTATCTTTACCCCCATGCACAACACCATCACGGATTGGAAAAAAATCGCTCAGTCTGGCCCGACTGTAGATGGCCGAAACATTGACCCTCAGTGGCTCCATGACATGGCCGAACTCTACAACCCGGAAAAGCAGTACACCGCCCTCATGTGGCCGGAACACAGCCGCTTCTCTGACAACCTCGGGAAAGTCGTTGAACTCAAAGTAGAGGATGAAGGCGAACACGTGGCCCTCTATGCCCGTCTCGTTCCTAACCGCCAGCTTCTCTACAAGAACAGCAACGGCCAGGGTCTCTTTACTTCCATCGAAGTGCTCGAGGACTTCGCAGGCACCGGTAAATTTTACCTCGGTGGTCTCGGCATCACCGACTCCCCCGCCTCTCTCGGCACCACGGAACTCCGTTTCAGTTGCGGTGCCAACTCCCAGACTTGTGAGATTTACCCCGGCACTGAGTTGTCCTTGGAGGACCACTCGGAGGAGGAAGCGCCGGGATGGTTCAAGAAATTTGCGGCGAAGTTTCGCCACGACAAACACGAAGAAGAGGACTCCATGACCGACGAACAGATTAAACAGTTCGCGGAAGCCGTGGGCGAACAGGTCAAGACGGCTGTGCAGCCGATTGTTGATCGTTTTTCCGCTCTCGAGCTTGCCCCCGAAGGCGACGCGCCCGACGGCGAAGGCAAACCCGCACCCGACAACGGCGACGACTCCACCAAAGATTTCGCAGCCCTGGTCGGCTCCGAAATCAAAAAGGCCCTCGAGCCGTTTGAGTCCAAGTTCTCCACACTGGAGCAGCGCATGTCTGCGGGCAAGCCGGGAACCAATTTCAAAGACATCTCTTCCCCTGCCGATGACGTGCAGGGCATGGTTTAGGGGGCTCCATGAACGCAGCAGCACAACTCCATTTTCTCGAGCTTTGCTCCCAGTTGGCACAGGGTTACGGCGTCGAAGATGTGTCCAAGCAGTTTGCCGTCACTCCCGTGGCAGAGCAGCGACTTCAGGACAAGATCGTCGAACAGTCCAAATTTCTCGGCAAAATCAACGTTCTCGGCGTTGACGAGATCATGGGCGAGGTTGTCCTTGGTTCCGCTTCCGGTCCTGCAACCGGACGCACCGACACCGATGAAGAGGACAAGGAGCGCAAGCCCGTAGACCTCGTCGGCCTGGAAAAGAACGGCTACGAACTGAAAGCCACCGAATCCGATGTTTCCATCAAATACAAGACCATCGATGCATGGGCGAAGTTCCCCGACTTTCTCGAGCGTTACGGTCGTTATGTACAGCAGCGCATCGCCAGCGATCGGGAGCTTATCGGCTGGTTCGGCGAACAGGCGGCAGCCACTACCAACCGCACCACTAACCCCCTTCTCCAGGATGTAAACATCGGATGGATGCAGATCATGCGCGCCCGCAAGTCTGGCAATATCCTGACCGAAGGCAAAAAGCAGCCCGGAGAAATCCGCATCGGTGCCGGTGGCGATTACTTCAACCTTGACCATGTTGTTTCCGACCTCCTGCTGGGCATCCCCGAGCATCTGCGCGAGGGCGTTGTCGCCCTGATCGGTTCCGAACTGGTCGGCAAGGAAAAGGCCACCCTGTTCAAGACCATAGGCGAAAAGCCCACCGAGAAGACTCTTGCCCATGCCGCCATGGACAACTTCGGCAGCCTGGATTGGGAGACTCCCACCAACTTCCCGGCCCGTGGTCTGGTCCTGACCAGCCTGGACAACCTGTCCATTTACCACCAGTCCGGTTCCTGGCGTCGACAGGTCCTCGAAAACCCGAAGAAGAACAGGGTTGAAGACTACAACTCTCGCAATGAGGGCTACGTGGTCGAAGAGCTCGAAAAGTTCGTCGCCCTGGAATTCAAGAACGTGAAGATGCTCGACGCCACCGGCGCTTGGAAATAACCGCAATACCCCAAAAGGGCAGGGCGGCCATGTCGCCCTGCCCTATTCAACAGGAGGAGCTATGAGTCTGTTTTTGAGCCACCAGAAAAAGCACACCAATGAGGGAGAAGTCGTAGCCGAAATGGGCGCAACTCCCGTTGTCGCCACCTCTGGCCTTTTGCAGGGTCAGCAGTTGTCCGAACTTTTGGACCAGTCCCTTGAACAGGACTTGGCCGCCCTCAAAGATATCCGTTCCAAGGAACGCAAAGTCGATGTGAAGCGCGAGGAGCTCATCCCCAAATACCGGGAAGACTACCTCCCGCGTCTGCGCGCCGATGGTGCCACGCACCCGCTTTTGGCCTGGATGGTCATTTGGTTGTTCGACATCGAGGACATCGAGGCCGCCATTGATTTGGCTCTGTACTGCCTCGAACACGAAGTCGAGCTCCCCGAGCGATTCAAGCGGGACATGCCCACCTTTGTTGCCGACGCCATTCTCGAATGGGCAAACGAGCAGCACAAAGAAGGCCATTCCCCCGACCCCTATTTCTCCAACGTGATGGGCCACATTGACGGATTCGGCGGCCCTGACCTCTGGGACATCCCCGATGAAGTTCGCGCCGGATATTACCGTCTCTACGGCCTCATGCTCGAAGCGGAAGGCAAGTACGCCGCCGCCCTGGACATCCTCGAAATCGCGTATGAGCTCGGAGCCAAAGTCAAAACCAAAATCGGCGAACTCAAAAAGAAACTGGACTAACTACGCTCCTCCATACCGCGCGCCGCCACCTCGGGCGGGCAGGGTTTTAACCCGAAGCCAACCCGAGCGTGGCGCGCCATCAAAGGACACACCATGGGCTTTTCCGGCACCACCGGCACCTCTTCCAACATCACCGTCAAGAACGACGGCTGGTTCCCTGACCTTGCGGTCAAGGACCTTCAGGACATCTACCGCTTGCCCACCGAGTATGCGGACGGTTTGCTTGTGGAAGGGCTCCAGATTGCCATGGCGTGGGCTAATCGCCAGCTAAAGGAATGGAAGGCCAAACAAGTGGAAGACGGGGCCAAGTCCCTGGACGAAGTCAAAGCGGACAAGCTCGGCGAAGTCTCTATCCTGTTTCTCCAGTACCGGCGCGCCGTATTCAGCAGGGCCAAGGCCTATCTGCTCAAACATTTCCCCACGGTGAACCGCAGGGACAACGCCGAAAACGAGGCCAAGGAATCCAACGAAACCGAAGCCACATTCAAAGGATTCGCAGCCGAAGCAATTTCAGAAATCAAGGGCGAAATAGCAGAAAGGGCCACGCTGATATGAAGAAAATGCAAGCCCTGACCGCTTTCCTCGTTGAAACCTTGAACATCCCCCGGGAACACCTCTCGGTGTGGGCTGACCGTATCAGGAAAACGCCCGTATCCAAGGATTTGGGCCACGGCGTCGAGATCGCCCGTCTTCGCTATGACATGGTTTTTCAGGTGGAACGCCTCCCGGAATCCGACTCCCACGATTTCCTTGCCCTCGTTATGGCATGGCTTTGCGACCATGACGCCGAGCGCGAGGACCAAGCCCTTGTGGACCCCGAGGTGACCGTCCTTCTCAATGACGAGGACACCGCCGACGTAGACCTCTCCGTTGAATTCGACGAAGGGTTGCAAATTGTTCCCGACGAAAACGGCACCATCCCCTATCAGGGAAAAAAGTGGCGTGTGGCAGACGTACCCATTGACGTAGCCACAAAGGTTGCGGGCGTGAAGGGAGGCAGCAATGCTTCGGATTAAGGGCAAGGTTGACCGCCGCTCCCACCTTCGACTTCATGAGCAGTTGGGCCTCATCTCGCTCCCCAGGCAACGGCGTAGGAGAATCCTACGTCGCATGGGCACCACCGCCCGGGAAGATTTCAGACAGAACATTCGGCAGCAAAAGACCATTCATGGTTCCCCCATGGCCGCGCGCCAGAACTCCAGGGTGCGCCGCCGAATGCTTATGGGGCTCTCCAAAAAGATGGGCGTCATGCAGCGCAGTGACACGCGCATCGATGTGGGCTGGCGTAACGGGCTTACCGCCAAGATCGCCCGCCGACAGCAGGACGGCATCGGCGAAGTATGGACCGCATCCAAGGCCAGAAAAGTCTACGGCACTCCTGATTATGACGCCCCGGCCACCCGAGCGCAGGCCAAGGCCCTTATCGAGTTGGGCTACCGCCGCCGCGTGAAGAAGAAACGCGGGAAAGGCGTTGCGCTCAAACGGGTTTCCCAGAAGTGGATACGCGAGAACATCACCCTCGGACAGGCCGGTGTGATCATCCGCTTGATGCGTGACGGTGAGGCCGAAGGCCCCCAACGCTGGGAGGTCAAGCCCGAGGCCCGCCCCTTCCTCGGTGTGCCGGAAAACAAAACAGATGAATACCTGAACGGCATGGCCCGTCAGATGGTCAAAGAACTGCGATAATCGACCAAAGGAGATTTTATGCTTGGCAAAATCCAAATGAACAACCTCAACCTGAAACAGGGTAAGCTCCCGAGCGTGGAGAACTACTTCCTGTATGTGGGACGAGGCAACGGGACCGGTGAGGGGAAGTTGACCACGGTTAACAACTCCACCGACCTCGACAAGGTCCTGGGTGAAGAAGACTTCACTCTCAAGATGCAGCTTGAAGCCGCACGCAAGAATGCCGGTCAGAACTGGTTTGCGGCGGTCCTGCCTCTGGCCGAGGGCAAGACATGGGATGATGGTGCAGACTTCGCCATTGAAGCCCTTGTTTTCGAGGCCATCGTCGTAACCGACCATATTACCAAGAGCACCGACCTTGAAGCCATGCAGGGCAAGGCAGAGACGATCATGGGCAAATACATGCTTCCCGTCTTCTTCATTTGTACCTGTGAAGGCATCAAGGACACGGAAAGCTGGACCGACTTCCAGACTCGTGTCGGCCCCCTCACTGACAACGTAGCCGCTGATCAGGTCAACCCGGTTGCCACTATCTGGCCCGACACCCTCGGCGTGTACTGCGGAAGGCTTACCAACCGCTCTGTCACTGTTGCGGATTCTCCCATGCGGGTAGCGACCGAAGCCGTTGTCGCCGAGTGGTCTATTCGTCCCAAGGACAAGGACGGTCGAGTCCTCGACATGGGCGTTCTCGACGCCCTGGACAAAAAGCGTTGGAGCGTGCCCCAGTGGTATCCGAATTACCCCGGCGTGTACTTCGGCGACGGCAACGTCCTCGATGTCCCGGGCGGTGACTATCAGGTCATTGAAAACCTCCGTGTCATTCAAAAAGCCATGCGCAAGGTTTACCCGCTCCTCGTTGCTCGAGTGGCAGACCGCCGCTTGAACAGCACCCCCGAATCCATCGAGATGAACAAAACCTATTTCATGCGTCCTTTGCGTGAAATGTCCAAGAGCCAGACCATTCTGGGACAGGTATTCCCGGGCGAGATCAAGCCGCCCAAGGACAACGCCATCGTGATTTCATGGCCCACGAGAACAAGCGTGCAGCTTGGTCTTGCTGCAACCCCCTACAACAGCCCCAAGGAAATTACGGCCAACCTGTTCCTTGACCTGACCAACGGCGCAGACGCGGCATAGGAGTAAGAATATGGGACGCATCAGCGGAAAAAGTTTTGACATCCACGTGGGCGATCTTTCCGTCCACGTGGAAAAAGCAACCCTCGACATCGAGGACGGCACCGAGGTCGCCAAGGATGGCGGCATCCCCAACGGAACCGTGGACGGTGAAGTCGGCGCATCCGGCGAACTTGAACTGGACGCCTCCAACATCAAACTGTTGGGCGAAGCGGCCAAGAATGCGGGCAGTTGGAAACAGCTCCCCGAGTTCGACATGGTTTTCTATGCCAAGACCTCCGACTCCGAGGAGATGAAGGTCGAGGCCTTCGGCTGCAAGCTCAAAATCTCGAGCCTGTTGGACATCGATTCGGCTGGTGGCTCCAAGCATGTCTCCAAGGTGCCCTTCATGGTCAGCAGCCCGGACTTCGTGAGAATCAACGGTGTCCCGTACCTGTCTGAATCTGAAACCTCTGGCATTCGCGCCTAATTCGGCATGGACGTTGTCGATAACGCACAGCGTGCCGAACAGCTTGAACGGGAGGCGGCCTTGGCCGCCCTCCCCAAGCAGGCAAACGGCCCGAGCCTGACCCATTGTGACGAGTGCGGGGCACCTATCCCGGAAGCCCGCCGAGCCGCCATCCCCGGCTGCAAGCTCTGTATTAACTGCCAAGCCGCACAGGAGAACCTATGATCAACTATGCAGAACTGTTGCGCACGGAACTGGCCGACGACCTGACCTACGGTGTGCTGAAAATCAACGGCAAATCCCATTGCGTGACTCTTGAGCGTCCCGACCTCGACAACGCCCCGAATTTCTCCTGCATCCCCGCAGGGCATTACGTGTGCAAGCGTGTCAATTCTCCCCGATTCGGCATCACTTTCGAGATCGTTGACGTTCCTGACCGCTCCCACATTCTCCTCCATCCCGGCAACGTGGCCGCCGACTCTCGAGGATGCGTCCTCCTTGGCCGCCACTACGGAGAATTGCGCGGAGACCGTGCCGTCCTCAGTTCCGGCAAAGCCTTCGACCGATTCATGGCCGCCGCCGAAGGCGTCGACGAATTCCCCATTTACGTGAAGGAGGCCGCATGAGCTTCTTAAGCAAACTCGGCAAGGCTGCCCTTTCCTTTGTTCCTGGCGGAAGTGCCCTTGCCCTTGGTCTGGACGGCGTCAAAGCCATCGCCAACCTTGTGGGCGGCGAGACCGGCAAGAAGATCAACCAAGGCGTTGAGATGGTCGAGAACGGACTCAACGAGGTGGAAACCGAAAAGCTCTCCCCCGAGCTCAAGGCCGAAATGTTGCGGGAACGGAACCGGCATGAGGAGGCCATGGCAAAGGTGGCCCAGGAAGAAGGGCGCCTCGACCTCAAAGCGGCAGAGCAGACCACCAAGCGAGCGGCCACCCTGGAAGGCACCGCCGAAGACCTCAAGGCCCTTCCTCTCATTGGGCGCATTATCATTTTCTTTCGAGGCTGCCAGCGGCCCGTATGGGGCTTTGCAGTCCTTTGGATGGATTGGGCCTGGTTCACGGATTGGAAAGCCCTCTCGGAGATGCAGGAGGTTGCGCTTGTTGTCATCAATGGCCTTGTCCTTGGCTTCCTGTTTGGTGAACGCGCCGTGAAAAACCTCATGCCCCTCATTCTTCGGATGCTAGGGCCGGTCGTCATCGACAAAAAGGGCAAAGCATGACCTTCAAGGAATTTCTGGAACTTGTAGCCCGGTTCGTATGGCCGGTTGTGCTCATAGCCTCGGGCTTCCTGTTCCAGTCTACGCAGGCGAACAAGGAGAACCTGTACGAATTCCGACTGTATGTGGCTGAAAACTACACCAGCAAGGAAGACCTTCAGACCATGTTCTCCCAGTTGGAAACCAACATCGACAAACGGCTCGAAACCCTCATCAAAACACTGAAACAATAGGAGGAGACTATGGAAGTTGTTCTCACCATCAACGGCAAGAAACTCGTTTTTGACATCGACGACACCACCTACGAAAAGTGCATCAATGAGATGAACCCCGGCAACAAAACTGCCCCCCAGAGGAACTTCCTCATGCGCTCTATCACGAGCGAGAGCAAGGAAGACCTCAAGGCGATCATCACCCACCCCGCTGCCGTCCAGCAGATTTTCCCGCAGGTAATGGAAGGCTACATCCCCGACCTTGAGATCACCGTGGGGGAGTCGAAAGACGAGCCCGACAAATAAAGGAAAGTGCGCTCGGTCAAATGGCGGCCCTGACCCGCAAGTGGCTCCCCGGGGCCTCACACGACACCGAGAGCATGGCGCAAGCTCTGTTTCTGGAAAATGACTACTGGGAAAAAATGACTGCCTCCATATCCAGGGGGATAGCCCAAGCCTTCAAAGGATAGCATGGCCTCCAAGTTCGAAAACCTCCTGTTTAGCGTGGACCTTGTGGACAAGGTTACGGGCAAGGTCGGCAGAATCCAAAAGACACTGGGAGGGCTGGCCGATTCGGTCCAGTCCTCCTTTACCCAGATCGGGACCGGCGCGCTCGGTGGTGCTGGTGCCGCCTATGGGATGAAAGAGCTTATCGGCCCTGCTCTAGAATTTGCCCGGGCTTCCAACGAAACAGCAAGCCTTGGCGTGGACGACAACGTCCTCGGGCGTTTGGGAGTTGCCGCACTCGGAACGTCCATCAAATACGGCCAAGCCGCGTCTGATATCGTCCGCTCTTCCTATGACATTCAGTCCTCGATTAACGGCCTTGTCGGGAATGAGCTCACAGATTTCACCATGACCGGCAATATCCTGGCAAAGGGCGTCAAGGCGTCTTCTGGAGTCATCACCGACTATATGGGCACCATGTACGGCATTTTTGGCGAGGCCGCCGATAAAATGGGCCGCTCCAAATGGATTAAAATCCTAGCTGGTCAGACAGCCACCGCTGTTCAAATTTTCAAGACCGACGGTGCTAAGTGGTCCTCAGGATGGACGACACTGGGTGCCGACGCCACAGCCTCGGGCATCGCCATTGAAGAGCAAATGGCCGTCATGGGGCAATTGCAATCTACCATGTCCGGTTCCGAAGCGGCCACCAAGTACAAGGGCTTCCTGCGCGGCGTAGGCCAAGCCCAGGACAAGTTAGGGCTCCAGTTCACCGACTCCAACGGGAACATGCTTGGCATGGTGGACATCCTCGAAAAACTCAAGGGCAAGTTCGGCGACACCTTCTCTGTTGCCGAGTCTGACGCGCTCAAAAAGGCCTTTGGTTCCGACGAAGCCGTGGCCCTCATCAAACTGTTGATGAAAGACACCACCGGCCTTGCTGCCAACATCGACAAAATCGGCAAGGTCAAAGGCATGGAAAAGGCCGAGGAAATGGCGGCCAAGATGGTGGACCCCATGATGCAGTTCGAGCAGGGAGTAAACGCCGTGCGCATTGCTTTTGGCTCCGCTCTCCTGCCCGTAGTCAATCCTGTTCTGGCAAGCATGGCTGAAGGCTTTGGCACCCTAACCAAATGGACGGAAATGTTCCCGAATCTGACCCGGTGGGTAGGCTATGGGGCTATGGCCGTTCTCGGCCTAACCGCCGTCATGGGCTCGTTTGCCATCATTGGCGGCATCACACAGCTTTCCCTGATTGGTTTGAGCGGCCCCCTAAAACTATACGGCTGGCTGGCAAAGACAGCGGCAGGAGAAACGGCTCTCGCCACTGGTGCCACATGGCTCTGGAACAAGGGGCTGATATCCGCCAAGTGGACCATGGGGCTCTTCTCCAAGCAAGGCATCATCGCCAAGGGCGTCATGTGGCTTCTCAATGCTGCCATGACCGCCAACCCCATCGGAGTCATGGTCATGGGCTTTGCCGCCCTTGTCGCCTCAGTTGGAGCGGTAATTTACTGGTGGGATGACCTCAAGGCCGCATTTCTCGACACAGAATGGGGGCAGGGAACCGTGGAAGTCCTTGAGGAGCTCATGGGGTGGTTTTCCACTTTTGGCAGGGCCATGGACTGGCTTTCCGACAAGCTGAATATCTCGGCTTGGTTCGGTGCCGATGAAATGAAAACTGGCCCGAAGTCGTCTCCCATGCTCGATGCTCCGCGCGCAGGGGTTAACACCCCGGGGGGCCTCACCCAGCACATCACCTCCTCTGTTTCCAAAATCAACAGCAACCGGCGCGATGTCGATTCGGTAAACATCTACGCCTCTCAACCCATGAAACCCCAAGATGTGCAGGAATTCCTGCTCATGGCGACCTAGAACCATGTCTGAACCCAAGTACATAGATCTACTTATCCAGGACGGCGACCTTGTCCTCGATGTCGGCGGCCTCCCCCAATACGTGGACAACCGGGCATCCATTGCCCAGGACATCCTGCACATGATCATGGAGACCGGTCTTCTGGTCGAACTGGTGGCAAACAGGGACGAAATGAAGAAGGCCGAGAACAAGGTCAAAATAATCATCGAGGTCGAAAGCGACGAACGGATTGTCCCGGGGTCCTGCGAGATCACCGAGCCCTCTCTCGGGCTTTTCTACCTCGTTGCCGACACCGTTGATTTCGGGCCGATTCAATTAGATTTGGGAGTGACCAAGTGAAGATATTTGAAGACATGCTCCGCGAAAGCGGAATGCCCACAACCGAACAGGAAATGGAAGCCGAATGGCGCAAACTCGCCGAGGAACAGGAGAGCCAGATAAGCAATGACTCCAAGTGGTCACCCTTCTGGCGTCTCATTACGGCCATTGTCACCATGCCGTGCAAGGCTTTGGTCAAGCTCCTGATAGAGCAGGCCCTTCCCAATCTGTTTCTGAAACACGCCAAGGGCGCATGGCTCGACGTATACGCTTGGGGTGTAGACCTCAAAAGGAAGCTTGCGACCAAGGCCGAGGGCGCGCTCAAATTCACCAAGCTGACAGCGGCAGGCTCTCTCCTCATCCCCAAGGGAACGGTCATTGAGAGCCCTACTATTAACGGCCTGATTTACCGAGTCATCACCACCGTGGATGTGACCATCCCCGACGGTGAGCTCACGGCCTCTATACCTGTTGTAGCAGAGAAGGCCGGGTCAGCTTACAACCTCGGCCCGGGGTACTACTCCATCCTCACCAAGCCCATTCCGGGACTTGCCTCCGTCACTAACGTGGCCGACTGGCTTACCTCCCCTGGAGCGGACGAGGAGAAGGACGAGGAACTGCGCCTACGCTGCAAAAACCAATTCTCTGCCGTAGGGCAGTACCACCACGACGCGGCCTACAAGGTCATTATCGCCGAGTTTGCCGGAATTCGCACCGACAACCTCTATTTCAAGCACGCATCCTCTCGAGGCCCCGGTTGTGCGGACTGCTACATCATTCAGGAGACCGGCGCACCTCCACAGGCATTTGTGGACAAAATCAACCAGCATGTGCGGGACTCTGGCAACCATGGCCACGGAGACGACATGCGGTGTTTCCCCATGCCGGAAACCGGATATGCACTGGGAGCCAAAGTTTACCCGGTCGCCAACATCTCCGCAGAACGGGAAGAGGCCCTGCTCAAAGGCGTCACTGACCGCATTCGTTGCGCCTTCCGTGAAAATACCGGCTACACCATGACCAAAACCCGACCGCACAGCCGCTTTTCTTTGTCCCAACTCGACAAGGATTTACACGCCGAATTGCCGGACCTCCTCTCTGTTGAGTTCGACCGCTCCGAGGATATCGTTTCCCTCATGGACCTGCCTATTCTGAAAAATGACGGCCTGACCGTCACCATGGGAGCCGCATAATGACCGAGACCCCCACGCCCCCCGAAGTGAATCTCTCATTCTGGATGTCCGGCCCCGAGCTCACCAAGCTCGCCAAGGCCGCGCAGAATTGGTTTGCCAAGCTCATGGCATGGGCCATATGGCCCGCCCAGCAGATGGACCCCGAAACATGCACAGAGACGGTCCTGGACCTCATTGCATGGCAACGAGACATTGACCGTTTCAACGGGGAGCCGCTCCTCCTTTATCGCAAACGTGTTAAATATGCATATGCCAACGCCAAGGACGCGGGTTCCGTGGCCGGATTCAAGCGCATCTTTATGCGGCTCGGGGTCGGCTATGTCAAAATCGAGGAACGTTTGCCAGGACGAGACTGGGACATCATTTCCCTAAATATTTCCGACTCACAGTTGGCCAAAAACCAAGACCTTTTGCGCGTCCTTCTCCAGCACTACGGCAGAACATGCCGCCGCTATGAATGGACCATCATCACCCCCCTCACCATACAAACCCGGGTGGAGACTTTCGACAATGATTCTCAAGTAATCTGCGCGTCTGTCCCGCCGTTGACCATCGGCCCCCGCCTCCATGAATTTAACAACGATCAGGCGGTCATATCCGCCAAATTGTAAGGAGCAACCATGAGCAGTGCCATTACCAATGCAGGCGAAGCCCTCATCGCCCAGAAACAGAATCAGGAAGCCGCTCTCGTCATAGACAAAATCATCCTCGCTAAGATCGACGGGATAGACCCCGCCGCCCCTGTAGACCGTGCGGCAGGCAAACCAGACGCCGGGGATATCGTCTTCGAATATAACATCCCCGACGAGAACAAAGGCTACATCAACCCTAACCAGGTTGTTTACTCCTTGTTGTTGACCTCCGATATCGGCGACTTCGACTTCAACTGGATTGGCCTCTACAGCTCGGCAGAAGACACTGTCATTGCCATTGCCCACATCCCGGTTCTGTCCAAATGGCAGACAGCCCACCCGAAAATGGGCAATACTCTGACCCGCAATTTCATGCTGGAGTACACCGGCCTGCAGGCCACCACCCAGATCGTGGTGGAAGCAGCCACCTGGCAGATTGACTTCACCGCCCGTATGAAGGGCATCGATGAGCGCGAGCGGCTGTCCAACAGGGACATATACGGCGGGGCCTGCTTCTTTGATGATGGTTTTAAAGTCATAAACCGAGGGAGCCAGCTCAGACTCCTCCCCGGAGTGGGCTACGTTGAAGGAATACGTATCGAGCAGAATCAGGAAGATAGAGTCAATCCCCCATCCAAGCCTGCCCAAGTCTACCTTGATGTATCCTTGCAGCCTCAAGGCTCTGACCGGGTGGCGGTTGCCAAAATGGTATACGCCGACCCCGGCGACTATACGGACAATGCAAACATCCGCCATTATGGACAAAAAATTGCAGAAATCACTACCGGCAAGGTTGTTACCGACTGCCGTCCCAAGGCTCTGGCGGGGGTACTTGGAGGGACTGTCGCGGAGAAAGACCACTCTCACGATAATTATGCTGACAAAAAACATCAGCACACCGCTGCCCAGATCGGTTTAACACCGCCTGCCGGGCTAAACGCTAACAATGTGCAGACGGCCATTGACAAGCTTGTATCCAGAGAGCCTGGACAGGCAACGACGATCAAAGCGGGGCTGGTCGAACAGGCCACACAATCTGAGGTTGACGCGGGGACTGACGCGGCGAGGTATGTGTCGCCAAAGACACTCAAGAATTGGTCCGGTGGGTTTGACGGCACTGTCGCACTCATCTCGACACGGACCTCCACCGGCAATTGGACCCTTTCCGGCGTAGATCCGGGGAAACCAATATTCCTCGGATTCTCCGGCACCCTTGCCCACATCAACGTCACCAGCGGCGGACTCGATGTCAGAACAGCAGATTCCGTCTTTTCTTGCATGGGTGCGACCCATGGTAACAACGGTTACGCACTCAGCGGAACCATTATCCCCAACTCGAATACTGTCACGATCAACGTGAAATCCCTCACCGGCACTCTTCACGCATATCAATAAGGAGGAACCATGCGAGTCTTTTTTCTCGATAAGCAAGTAATTAATGTTGACGACAATTGCCCGTCCATCAAACGGCTCCTCAAGGCCGACGCCGAGGAAATCCCCCTTGAAGTGTTCAAGGGCAATCCGCAGTATGCGGACTCTACCAACACCCGCAAGATTGAGGGGATATGGACCTTTTCCTTGAATGCAGACTTGGTGAAAGCCCTCGAAAACGAGGCCAAAACCGAAGCCATCAAAAGGGACCTTTACGACATCGACATAGAGTCCATGCGACCGGTTCGAGCTATCCAGAACGGTAACGGCACCCAGGCAGACAAAGACAAGCTGGCCGCCCTCGAAGTGCAGGCCCAGGCATTACGCAAAGAACTTGCCACTTTGCTGGCGAAGTGAGGCTTCCATGTCTTGGGACAAGATAACCGCAACCCCTTCGACCTCCCTGCGTTCCAGCGGGGAGGCCGTACAAGAATGCAACGAGACGGCAAAGACTGCTACTGGCGCAAGTGCTAGCCGCCTTTCCTCCGTTGCTGGCAAGGCCCCCCTCTCGACAAGTCCACAATCCGGGAAAGCAGCAGGAGCGGCCAATGCAAGGGAACGCGCAAAGGCTCTCTTGAGTGGGAAAGTCAAGGAATTGACCGTCCACCCCTTCGACTATTCTGCGGGGGACCGTCGAGGCGATTACTCGTATCTCACCCCGCAGGAGGCCGTGGGCAGATTGTGCGACAAACTGACCGACCACACCGACGAGCTCCAAGGGCAACCGTTGAGTGCGGTTTCCATCCTCATCCTCGGAACGGACTTCCTCCCCTTTTATGAAGCCCTGGACGCCTTCAATAAAGTTTTCCCTGTCACTGGCCTGGAAGAGGCCCAACGCCGAGCCGTGAGGCTGGCCTCCCTCGAAGAGTTGAAACTCATTCGAGAGGGGGGAGGCATAACCCCAAGATGGCGGCAATCATCCCCCGCCCACTACGGCACCCCAGCTGCCCTGGACATGGGGCTTGGCCGAGTCCTCGCCACTGCCGAGGGCTACCACGCAGAAACGACATCCCCCGAGGCTGAATTAACCGCGCTGATCAACAAGAAGCGAGACCAGATAGACGCCCGCCAAGCTGCATGGGACGCATTAAACGCCATGTTGAAGGGCGAAATTGCCATGGGCCTATACGAGGAAGGAACCACCAGCGAGATCAAAGAAGCCATCCTGGGGCACGCCCTGCCGCCTGGAGCCTACAAGCTCTCCGCAGCCGTTTGTTGGGTAGGCTCTCCTGACTCCATAACCCTTTTCAAGGAGATATTCGGACTATGAAACCCATAATGAGACTCGGAGCTTTCAACGTTCCCGGGTATGACCTCAAGGTCAATTCCAACATGGAAATCAAGACCGACGACCTCTCCGGCGAGACGAGCTCCACGGACAAGGTTTCCAAAGGCATCAAGGGAAAGCGACTGACCGTATCCCTAAAAATCAAATATGAGGATGCGCAGGACTTGAGCCGCCTCCGCACCGTTGCCGAGGCCATCGGCGACAACGAGGAACTCAAGGTCTACACCATCGCCAACGCCACGGCCTCGGCCATGGGAGTGCGGCAAGTTCAATTCAGTGATTTTCGAGCCAATGAAGCCGAAACCCTCAAGATTTGGAACGTATCCTTCCAACTCACCGAAAGAGATTCTGTGGCCGAGAAGGTGGAACAGCGAAAGATGAAGCCTGATAATCTGGTGCAGACCAGTGAGGGGGAAAAAATCCAAGATATTACCGAAGAGGAAAAGGCCAAAGAGGAAGAGGAAAAGAAACAGACCGCCGAAGCCGTGGTGCCCCCTCTGACAGGCTTTGAGAAGATTCTCAGCATTGTGGACAAGGCCTTGGCATGAAGTTGAGAAAGACCCTGACCGTTGGCGGCAATGAATGCCATATCGTGGCCGAGGATATAACGCTCTCTCTGTACTCTCCAGGGCGGGCCGTGTTCACAGTCAAGGCAGAGGCCGCCCTTTCCGGCATTGTGCAGTTCTCCCTTGGCTATTCCAACCAAAGCAAAAACCAACTGTTCTTCACCGGCTACGTGGAAGAGAGCCAGACCGTGGACAAAGCACAGCAAAAGCTCTTTTGCAGGGAGTTGACCGGCGTTCTCTATGCCCCTCTCCCCTGTAGCCTTCGCCACTCGACACTGCGCGAAATCCTAGCCCTCTACACTGAGAAAACAGGGCTCCAATTCCTCGTGCCGGCACAACCGTATGCAGATAAACGCACGGCCTTTTTTCACACCCTCGGGAACGGTTTCCATGGGCTGGAAACCCTCGGCAGCATTTTCGGCATAGGGGGCTATATCTGGCAACAGCAAGGCGATGGAGCCGTGTTCGTTGGAAGCTGGGAAGACTCCCGGTGGGCAAGCCGCCCGGTCCAGATCGGCGAGGAGTGGTTCATGGACATACGAACCGACGGGAGCAAGGAGCTTGGGGCCATCCCCGCCCTTCGCCCTGGAGTGAAGCTCAACGGCCAATATATCTCAACCCTAAGACTCTACGGCCATACGATGGTGGTGAAATGCGCGAACAGATTAAAAAGATAGTCCTCAAGGCCTTCCCCGAGCTCTCGGCAGGACTGCACCTCGACAGGTATGCCCGTGTCCTCAAGGTCTCCGACCCTCCGGCCAAGGGCGACACATGCGAAAGGTTCCGGCCCCACTATGCCGTAGACTTGGAAATCCTCACCGAGGACATGGAGAAGGACGACCAGTTCCCGGTGTATGAGGCCGTGCCCTTGCCTGTTACGGTTGGGTGTGGTCTCGAGGCGGGCATGTTCGGTTTCCCCGCCCCGGGCACGCTTGTTACCGTGTCTTTTGCCTATGGCCGCCCAGACCATCCCCTTGTTCGACAGGTCTACCCTATGGGCCAATCGCTCCCCGAGATCATGCAAGGCCAGCAGCGTTGGCAACAAAATGGCGCCACTTTCCAGAACGTGGACAAGGACGGGAACTGGTCCAGGGAGACGGACGGCGACATTACCGACGATTCCCTCCGGCGATTCGTTCACGCGGTCGAGTCTTTTGAGGAAATCGAGCGCGAGCTCCGCGTCATAAACCAGCACAGCACCGAGGAGATCGGCGGGAACAAGGTCCTCGAGGTCATGGGCGCGTTGAAGATCCTCTCGGGCGTGGGAATAAACATTTCGGCCATTGAGAATATCAACCTGACATCGGCGCGGGATTTGCGTTTTGTGGCCGCCCAGGACCTACAGGAAGCCATCGAGCGCAACCGCGTGTCCAAGATCGGCGGCAACCTTCAGGAGGACGTGGGAGGCGATAGAACTTCCACGATCAAGGGTAACAGCAATGACGGCGTCCAGGGGCACAGGACAGAGACCACCAAGGGCAACCACACCTCGAGCGTGGACGGCCTCTCAAAGGAAACGGCCAAAGTTAGCAAGCAGATCGAGGCCCCCTTCATCAATCTGTTGGGGAACACCGTCCGCATCGGGCAGGCCGGGGAAGGCGGCGTTAGCCTCATCCCCTTGCTTATCGACTTCATGGAAGAGGTCAGATGCGCACTCAAGGACGCTGCCGACCACATCCACATTCACGGCACCGATTCTCCCAGCGACAAGCAAAGCGAACTGGCCGAGCATTCCGAAAAGGTGAAAGGTCAAAGGGCCAAGCTCAATTCAATCAATGGATAGAACACCATCAAGATAGCAACCAACCGGAAGAAGGATATGGCCATGTAGTTTTCCACCCCGGATTTACCCCCAATCAAGCCGCTCACTCGAGCGGCTTTTTCTATTCCCTTTGCCCTCGACCGCGCCCTCAAAAAAAAGACAGCCCCCCGAAAAAAAACACTCCTCCGCTCCCGCCTTCGGGCTTTTTCGTCCCATTTTTGCGCAAGTTTGAAGACACGCAAGCCACCCTCGAAAATGTGGCGGCTGTAGGGCATCCAGACCATTGCTCTTTTTGCGCGCTTTGCAAAAGGCTGCAGCTCTGTGCCAGCTTTACAGGGCCTTGACCTACTGACCGAAAGTCAGCTCGTCACAATGCCCAGGCGGGTTTCCCGGCTTTTTCAAAACTTTTCAATTCCAGAAACAAGGGGGAAAGGCATCCTGCAGGACGGCTGTTTGATTGGCGTTTTTGCCCAGGAGCCGCGCGGATCTGGAGGCTTTCAGAGGGTGAAAATCGGCGTTGCACAAAATCGACCTTTGCCGACTTCCGGGGTCCCTATCGGGTCCCTATCGCCCGGAAACCCTTTATTTAAGCCATTCGACGACCTATTCGTAATCAGTAGGTCGTCGGTTCAACTCCGATTCCTGGCTCCAATAAAATGCAAGCCCCACAATGACTTATGTCGCTGTGGGGCTTTTCTTTATTTGGTTATTTGGACAACTGTACGCATTTTGTACGCACTAATTAGTCACCAAACACATTTCTCTCACCCTTTGAGCCATATTTTTCTAACTCATGGTACGCATCAAAAAACGACTGCAAGACACGGT